GAAAAGTTAGAGCTGAACCCATAGACGCGAATTTGGAAAGACGTATTACACGTCTCCCAAATACGTCAGCTGTTCGCGATCTACACGAATCAACCCCTAAAGCAAGATGGGGATGATTCGAAAGTAATTGTCGTATCAGCTGATTAGAAATCCTGTCAGAAGCTTCGGATAGATCTATGGTAGCTAAGCTACCGTCGATAGATCCTATGGAGGCGAGGCGTTGGTTAGGCGCCTGGTCTTCAATGCTAATGAAATGACTGATAAGTGAATCATCAGCCATTCCTTGAATTAGAGCTTCGGCCAGACCTTGTTGCATATACTGCATACAAGTAGGTTCGATTGCAATAATTCGAGGGGATTTCATTGTCTTAGGAACGTGGACGACCCTTACGGGTCGTTCACTTCCGGGTTCGTGCCAGGTAACCCGAGTGGCTCCGTCTTCCATATTATCGCTAATATAGGAAGCATGGCGCCAGTTTGGAATAGCGTTCTCCCCGAAGGGGAATAGCTGCTCCAAACGCTCAGTCCACTCGACTTGATTGTACTTATTGTTTCCAATAAGACGATCAGCGGTGGAACCGGGCCCGTGTTTCGGTATGATCTCACCGTAATAGACCTTGCGGTCAACCACGGAAAAAAGATCCGCCGATAAAACGCGATTAACAGCAAGAGTGAGAGAAAGTATATCACTATACTCCTCCCATTTCTTGTCGAATTCGCGTACCTGGTTCTCACACTCTATGTAACCGTCTATCGCCTGCTCCAATCGCCAATCGGCAATGGGGAGCAGTATTTTCGAGAACATCAACGTAAGTTGACGAATCGCAAATATTGCTTCGATATTCGGTTCTTCGAGCAAACGACCACTACTTGGGTCGAACACTTGAGATAGGAAACCCTCTAGAAATAGGGGCTTACCGCTCTTTTTCCGAAATTTAGGAAAAGAGTTGATCTCGACGAAGCCTTGGTCAAGTACTCTTTGGAAGTCTTTTCCAAAACTTGCCAGAGTAATCGTTAGAAACGATACTCCTTCGTGTTCGACCCGACGCTCGACATACTTTATGTCTTGCGTGGCGCTTGTGCGACATCTGGTGGCCAATTCATTGGCCACCTCCTTCCAGAGTAACATAAGGCTTTTCATTGTGCCTGCCTAACGGTAGGGTAACAATCCATAGTCTTATGAAACGGTGAAAGTTAACTCTTACTAAGGGACGGATGAGTGTAACTGGTTTAAGACATTCCCTGAAGGAATGAATCAAACTGGTTAGCTACAATCTCATCTGAGCCACTAATAGAAAA